TTACTCCATTTCGAGATCATCAATCTTAACTTCAAGCTCCAGAGTCGTAGTGAAACCATTATTTGCACTGACACTATGCGTCAGCGTGGTAATGGTCCATTCGGCATCATCTATCGGCTGTTTAAAGCCGCTCACCTTCACCGGCATTTCGGTATACAGATCAGCCCTTCCCTCTGCGAGCTGCAGGGAGAAGGTTGCAACCCCGCGCTGCAGACGCTCCCACTGCATCTTTGCCGCTCGCTCTGCATTGCTGCGGTTTGCATAAGTTCTGTTGAGGACCAGCACGTTTTCATCCGTTCCAACCAAGTAATCTCCCTGTTTTGCTTCCGGCTCCTTTGCCACGGTGGTTTTCTTTCGACGGCGCTTTACCTTTGCTGCCTCTTTTTTCTTTGGCTCACGGGTATGGAGCCAGCTGGCAATCACCCCCGTATAGGCATCGCGATCGGCCAGGGTAAAACGATGACCGTCACCGGCCTGGCGGGTTATGGTGATAACCGGCAGCGGCTTACCGCTTGCCGTTCTGCCCTGCCCTTGGCGGATAAACAACAAATTGCCGTCCTTAACTGAGGCTATCGCTCCATACTGCCGCGCCAGCTTCATCAGGAAACTCGCGTCGCTCTCGTTGGTCTGGTCAAGATGATCCACAGGCTTGTCCATCAGGTCCTGGCCCAGCGCCATCTTTAATTTATGCCTGGCGGCGATTTCCTTCACGACTTCGCCCACCGTTGTCTGGTGCCAGGACTTTTCACGCCGCGTGTTAAGAGTTTCACGGAAATCTGCGCTACGCGCGCGAATTGTGAGACGGTCAGGCGCGCCGCTGTGCTCAATCTCATCGACAGTAAAGGCCCCTTTCGGAAAAAGTGGCTGACCTTTCCACCCCAGCGCAAACTGAATAATGGCCCCCCGACGTGGCAAAACGATTTGCCCGTCCGAGTCGTCCAGCTCCAGATCAAGCTGGTCCGCTTCGAATCCCCGGTTATCCGTCAGCGTCAGACTCATCAGGCGCGCATCCAGCACGGTAGTCACATCTTTACCTTCAATAATGATGCTGAAACCGGGGGCTTTGCTGTTCAGGTTCAGGAGATCAGAGCTGAAATTCACTGCAGCAACCCTCCAACCGTATTTTTCATACTGCCTATCGCAGAGGTGGCGGAGTCCTGCAAATTACTGAACTGATCGCTGAGGCTGCCAAACATATCAGACAGCGATTCATCCACCCGCTTGAGGCTCAGCGAAAATTCGATTCGCCGGGGCATACCGCTCTCAAAAAATTCTGTTTTTGTCTGGCTCAGACTCTCGATCACAAACATGCCGTAAATCGTCCCGCTCCCCTCAATCAAAGGCCAGGCTTTCCCCAGCTCCGCCATCTGCTCCAGCGCCAGCAAAGACAGCCTGCCGCCGGTAATCTCCGGCAGCAGGACGCCGGACAGAGTAAGCGAATCGTTATCCGGCCCAAGAAACTGCGTTGTCGGGCGCCGGTTAACCCGGCTGTTGGCAGCGTGCCGCCAGCTGCGCTGATACTGCAGCTCCTGATAGGGCACGGTGCGCAGCATGAATACGTATAACCCCAGCACCATCATCATTATTCGTAACCCCCTCGATCACTGAAATTACTGCGTGTTTTTGCCCTGGCCCTGCGCTCACGCTCATCAAGCTGCCGGGCCACCTCGCGGGCGATATCCTGCGCGCTTTGCCCTGGCTGGGCGACAATATGAATTGGCGCGCTTATCTCGTACTTAATTACCTGCGGCTGTCTCTCTGTCTTTGCCGACGGCGCCGGTTGCGTCCTGACAGGTACACTGTACGGATGAATTGGCGCGGCTTCTGCCGGGGCAGCCGCCAGGCCCATTACGCCAGCGACCACGGAAGCGAACACCTTCTGGCGCATAGCCATCGGGTCAGCCCTGTTATCCGTGATTTCCGTAACTGCCGGTGCTGGCATGACAGCCGCAGCGATATCAGCCAGCTCCGCAGCACGATCCCGACCAGGACGATTTACCGGGGCGTTAACAATCTCAGGCGGCAGTATTAACCTGCTTTCAGGCCGTTGCTCCGGGCTGGCTGTTACATCACGAACCGGGCTTACCGTTGCCGCCAGTTTCACCAGCTCAGTAGTACGATTGATTACCGGAAGATTTGCCGGACCGTTCACACTATCAGGCGGCAGAACTATCGCGCGTTCAGGATATTGTTTAGCGCTGGCCGGTTCCGTCCGGGAAGGATTGAGCGTTGCCGCCACCCTTGCCAGATCAGCAGTCCGTTTCCTGCCGGTGACACTGGCGGGCCCGTTAACGATCTCTGGGCCATTCTCACCCACGATGCCGAACTGGCCGCGCGGAATGGTACCGCCACTGTCGTACATGCCAGCAAAACCCATCGGCGGGAATCCGCCAGGCGGCAGCACCACTTTACCGTCTGTGTTTACCGTGGCTGGTTGCTGCCGCGTGACCTGCTCAGGAAGCTTCGCTTTGGCCGCTTCCTTGCTGACAATGCCAAGTTTTTCAAGCAGCCAGGACACGCCCGATTTAAGCGAATCCAGCGGGTGCATGACCATGTTCAGCCCTGCCGCCAGCGCCTCCCCAAACTGCCGCCCCATCGACGCCGCGCTTTGCAGCTCTGCAGAGGTGGATTTAACCGGCGTCAGCAGATCAGTAAACCAGCCCCACAATGCCTGGACCTTGTCACCTATCCACTGGAAAACAGGCTGCAGTGGCTCAAACGCCGCACTGATAGGCGCAGCTGCAGCTTTGAATCCTTCAACCACTCCGCCTAGAAATGCGCTTATCGGCTGCCAGTATTTCCAGACAACCAGCGCCACGCCAGCCAGCGCCGCCACAACGAGCCCTATCGGACTAAGCAGGGCGCCCAGCAATCCAGAAATCCCGTACAGCGCAACGCGAAGGAGAGCCAGCGGGCCGGACGCCAGAAAACGCAGCACGCCACCGGCTGCGGATAATCCCCCGCGCAACGCGGCCAGCGGATTCATTACCATGCCGATAATGTTGCGAATACCAGACATTCCGCCGCGAAGGACAGCAAGCGGCGCAGCGGCCAGCGCTTTCAGCGCGTTGCCAACCAGCCCGGCAGAACGGCGCAGGGAGTTAAGGGGAGACGCCAGCAATCCGGCGCTGCTGCCGGATGCAGCCAGGCCACGGCGCAACAGGGAAAGCGGCGCATTTGCCAGCCAGGACAGCGCGCCGCCGGTGCGGGTCACTGCAGACATAACGGAGGGGAGTGTTTTTACACCCAACATGGACAGGCCAAAACGGATCACCGCCAGCGGCCCCAGCACGGCAGCCACGACCACCGCCAGCGTGCCGAGCACAACGGTGATCGCAGCTGTGGCTGCAGCCACTTTCATCAGCGTGCCCGCCAGCTGCGGGTTAGCCTCAACCCATCGACGCAGTGCCCCGGTAACGTTTTTGACATACCCCATGATATCCATCAGCGGCTGGCGCAGGGTTTCACCCAGGCTACTGAAAGCGTTCTGCGCGCCCGTTTTAACAAGCAACCACTGCGCGGAAAGTGAATCCTTATTGATATCGGATTCTTTCTGCATGGAGCCGTTAGCCTCAGTGCCTGAGGTGAGTTTCAGCTGTCGCTGCAGCTCCGGCAGGTTGTTTGCAAGCTTCGCCGCATCGTCACCAAACTCCTTGCCAAATATCATCGTCATGGCGGACAGGCGTTTATCCTGCGGCAGCTTGTTGACCTTCTCCAGCACGCGCTGAATGGTCCCCATTGCGTCCTTTGTCATCTGCTTTTCAATCTCTTCTGGATTGAGTTTCAGCAGATCCATACCTTCCATAAACCGCTTGCTCTGCATGGTTGCAATCGACAGTTCGCGCACCATCGCATTTGATGCGCTGGCAGCAATTTCAGGCGCGGCGCCCAGAGACAGGAAGGTGGAACCCAGCGCGGCCGCCTTTCGGAAATCAAGCCGGTCGGCCACGCCCCCCATGCGCTGCAGCACATTGATGATATCGCCGCCCTTAGACATGGCGTTATCGTCCAGGTAGTTCAGGGCATCGCCAAGCTGTTCAATATTTCGGGTCGGCACTTTATACAGCTGCGCGATTTTACCCAGCCCCTCCGCCAGCTCATCAGCGGGCAGCTCGAATGCCGTTGCGGCCTTTGCTGCAGTGGATGCAAAGGCCAGCAGGTCACGCTTCTGGTCTTCGTAAGAATCATTCTGGTTTGTCACGCCCATGCGGGCGCCACCTTCAACCAGCGCGGCATAGTCGATGGCGCCATTCTCCATCGGCAGCTGTTCACTGGCGGCCTTGATGGCATCCTGCATGTCGTAAAACTGTTTTGTGCGGTTGCCGTTGTCGTCCCGCAGCCCGTTAACCTGCTTTGCCACGCCTTTCATCGCATCTTCCATGCTGGCATAGCTTTTAACGGCAGCCATCACCGGCGCGCCTATCGCCAGCCCGGCGGCAGTAGTCGTTGCTCCGGCGCCCGCAATACGATCCCGCACCTCAAGGCGCCGCGAATACTGATCGCGGACGGCGTTCATACGGGCCTGCTGCGCGCCAAGGCGTTTAAGGGATTTCTGCTGTCGGTCCAGCGCCTGCCGAGTTTCGTCGGCATTCTGCCGCAGCTCCCGCTGTGCACTGCTCAGTTTTTTGGTGTCCAGCCCGGCCTCATTGAGCGCAAGACGCTGACGCTGCACCGACTGACGCAGGCCGTTATATTTGCTCTGCAGCTCGTTAACGCGGTTTTTTGCCTGCTCAAGCAGACGAGCCTGCGCCGCCGTCGGGCGGTTAGTGGCCGAGAACTGCGTGGCAAGTTTCGCCGCTTCTTCGCGTGCGGCTTTAAGACTGTTGCCGGTGACGGCGAGCTGCGCGCTTGCCTTGCGGAAACCGTCAATACGGCCCGCCTGGGCGTCCAGTTCTTTTAATCTTGCGCGGCTTTGCTGAATGGCGGTAGCCAGCTCTTTAGAGCTGGCCTGCGCTGATCGGAATGGGCGGGTGAGGTTATCAACCGCATTTAGAATTACCTGCAAACGCAGGTTAGTGTCACTCATCTCTGGCCCCGCTTCTCTGAATCGCTTTATGCCGCCACTCCAGCACTTCGGTCAGCGGCATAACGTCAGTGACGGACGGCGGCCAGTGAAAAATGGTGGCGATATCAGCCACCAGGTCTTCTACCGTCAGGCTGTCGGCAAACCGGCAAGCACCGATTTCTTCAACAAAAAAGTGACCACCTCAACCGAAAGCGCGGTGAGATCGGCTGGGTCCATTTCAGCCATTTCCTGAGCAGTCAGCGCGGGCGTTGAGATGCGGGGAATAATCGTCATCATCGCGCCGACGTCCATATCCATGATCGCCTGCAGGCGGGTGCCACGCAGCGCGCCGGACTGCGGCTTGCGCAGCACAATTTCGGCAATTTCGGTTTTGCCGCGTTTGATTGGGGTGTCCAGCTGTACGGTTTTTTCAGTCTGTTGTTCGCTCATTGTCATTTCCTGTTAATAAGGTACTGGCGCGGCTGCCCGCGCCTTTAAAGTAGATCAGAGGCCCAGGGCATTGCGGTGTTCTTCCATCAGGTCCACGCCATCAACGATTTCAATCATGTTGATCACATCAACCTCATAAAGCACCTCGCCGTTAATGGTCAGCTTCGCGTAACTGTTGGTGCTGCTGACTTTTGTGGTGTTGCTCTCGCCGGTTTTCCATTCGCCGGAATCGACTTCTTTATGTCGCCCGCGCACAACCAACTCAACGGCCTGCACTTCGCCGGTATCGTCACGCTGAATGGAGCCGGTGAAACGCAGCTGGATACCGTCAACGGTGGCTTTACCCATCTGTTTGAATAACAGCAGTTCAGTGCCACCGATTGAAAATTCCGTGTCCAGCGCGCCATCATCCAGCCCCAGATCAACATCAGCCGAACCGGGCATACCGCCGCCGCGATACTTTTCAAACTTGCGGCCGAATTTAGGCAGGGTCAGGGACTCAACGATCCCCTGATAGTTATTCCCGTCGTTAAACAGGTTCAGGTGTTTTAACTTGCGTGGTAAAGCCATATTGTCCCCTTACGCGCTGACCTGGCTGGAGAAATCCAGCAGATACTGATCGGTGATGCGCTGGCGCAGCATCAGGTTTTCCAGAGGCGGTACCGGCGTATAGTCGTAATCGATAGTGAGTTTCCCGGCTTTCAGGGAATCTTTATCGTTTACGGACTCATCCAGCCAGCAATCGGCGCCGATGATGTAGCCCTGGGTTTTCAGGTTGCGCAGTTTGGCGCGAATACCTTCGATAATGTCGCGGGCCAGCGACGGGTTAAGCACGCCATCCACCGCCCACATGTGCGCTTCTGCGATGGTGTCAGCCAGTACCTGCGCGGTGCGGGTGTAGTTTTCAAAAGCAAACAGAGGATCGTCACTGAGGCAGCGGGAACCCCAGAAGCGGAAACCGTCTTTGCGGATCAGCGTGGTGACATCGTTCTGGTTCAGCAGCCCCGCATCGGTTGCCGGGTCCTGCAAATCCCAGAACACATCAGCAGAAATGCCGGTGACGCCGTTCACGCCCACGTTGGACAGGGATTTATGCCAGCCGGTCTGCTCGTCAATTTTGGCACGCAGACCAAGCGCACGGGCTGAGGCGTAAGCCGTTGCGTCAGCATTCAGCACGGTGTCAAAACTGATGAAATCAGGCCAGATCAGCATCCCCTCGCGCTGGCTGAAATTAGCGCGATAGGCAATAGCCTCTTCCACTGTTTTGCAGCCGTAGGCGGACAGATAAGCAAAACCGCGCAGACTCTGCGCCACGCTCAGCAGCTCAGTAGCTACCGCCTGCGTGTCGTGTCCCGGCACGCCAAGAATGCGCGGCTTAACGCCGAGCTGGGACTGCGCAGATAACAGCGCTTTCATGCCCGTTTTTTTAGCGTCAGCTGTCACGCCGCCGATAATGTTGGAGGTTGTTTCCGCTTCGGTTTCACCCTGTGCAACGCGAACAACGACGGTCACGGGTTTAGCCTGGTCGGCAATTGCATCCAGCGAGCGGGCCAGCGTGCCGGACTCGCCTGCTTTACCGCTGGCGGTCAGCACGTCGGTAAGCAGGACCGGTTTATTGAGGGGGAACACGGACGCATCGGCATCATCGCCGGTGCAGACCATGCCCACGATGGCTGTGCTCACCGTGGTGATAGGTCGGGTGCCCTCGTTGATTTCAACAACGCGCACCCCGTGGTGGTAATCCTGAGCCATATGGCAGTCTCTCCGGTTTACAGGGGGTGTGCCTATGTTCTGTTGATATGCGCGCGGCGCACGCGGCGGGCTTTGTGTGGGGAATGGCACAATGGAATGGGTAAAAAAATCCCCGCAGGTGCGGGGACAGTATTAATCTTCGGGAGGTTCAGGCCAGTTAATGTCGGGGGCCTGCGATGTATCCACGCGCGTCAGCAATACGCGGTATTTTCGCCAGGCATCATAGCGGCTCTTTTCTTCATCTGTTGCCATATCCAGATCAACAGCATCCTGCAGGGGTTCGATTTTGGCAGCGGCGCTTTTAATGAGTGCTGCTTTTGTTGATGTAGCTTCGGCAATTACTGCAGCTGCTTTCGCCGCCTCATCTGTTACCCAGCGCTCACCGTTCCACTTATCATATGGTGTCGATGGCGGGTATATAGTGGTATCAGCAGGATAATCTCCCGGCACAGTAATTCGCTGCTCCGCCCCGGTTCTGATATTCCAGACGGTTTCACCGCGATGATCAGCCAGATATTCCCATCCGGTCAGTTGACTGTTCCGGCAGACAACATAACCTTTTTTTGCTGCCAGTGGCTTGTCCGTACAGGCATTTGCCGGAATGCTGACGCCCACCGGAATAAACTCCGTTGTTTGCGACAAATAAACCCGCGTCAGACTGTCATAATTAAACACAACAACCTCACCAGCGACGACGGCAAATCCATTTTCTATAACTGCGCTCTGCATCATGCGGCCCTCACGATAAAGTTGAATGCGATGTTGCGCGGACGAGTTTCACCGCTCAAGGAAGATGCATCATTGATGCTCTCAGATCCATTTTTCCCACCAGACATATAAGTGAATGTCCTGCCTCCATTTGCCCAATAGTCACAACCATATTGGGAAGCAGGAGAAAAAATAGTTTCATTTGCTATTGCCTGCTCTATTCCAGGAGGAACCACCGTTGGGCTATTAACCGTTGTAGGAATTGCATGATTGTGGGAAATAATTGTATGTTCCTCGTTGGTCAGTAACCCACGCCCCGCATTCACACCACGCCCATCATCCCATCCACGAATAAATTCACCACGTAAATCAGGAAGTTTTAGCCCCGGATACGCTTGCGCCAGCTTCGGATACTGCGCCGCCGTAAAGGCAGCACCATTGCATTTCAGCCAGCCAGCGGGGGCTGCCGCAAGAGGCCATGGAACAGGAACACCAACTGGAAGAGCAGAGCCAGCCCCCAAACCAAGATTATTCAGAAACGCGGAAATATCAGCGATATCAGCACCATTAGCTGATTTATCCATTTTACCGGCAAGGGCATTAGTCATGGTGGTGGCAAAGTTAGGATCGTTACCTAACGCTTTGGCCAGTTCGTTTAGCGTATCAAGTGCGCCCGGCGAGGAATCAACAAGCGCGGCAATTGCCGCCTGCACAAAAGCCGTGTTGGCAAGCTGCGTGGAATTATTGCCTGCCGCCGCCGTCGGCGCTTTTGGTGTACCAGTGAATGTCGGGCTGGCTTTCGGTGCATACTGCGTATGGGGATCGCTGGCGGCGGTATGCTTTGCCATCAGATCATCCATATACACCTTCAACTCCAGCACTTTGTCATCCACATATTTGCGGGTTGCCAGCACCACTGCCGGGTCAATTTTCAGGGTGATGTTATCGGTACTGCTGGTAATCAGCACCATGCGCACGGTCTGAGTGCGCCCGCTCCCCTCGGCCAGCTGCGGCTTGTAGCTCTCAGGGCAGTTACCGACGGCAATCAGTGCGCCGGTTTCATCGAACAGACCGACCTCACGAATCCACCAACCGCCCTCAGTTTCGGGGATCACCTGCTCAGCAATAATTTGGCTGCTGTTCTGCGGATCGATATACAGCATATTCAATGCCGCACGGCGCTTTTCAGCAACTAGCGCTGTCTGCTGCGCGCTGGGCGTTGGCAGCACGCCGCCGCCATCCCCCACCGCCATCTGTGTAATTTTCAGCGGAACACCGAGCGCGGCGGCATTTGCCAGTTTCGCCGCGCCGATATCCGTCAGCAGGGTATAAAATTTTGCGCTCATGGATTCACTCTCATTGTGTCAATAACATGGACGGCGCCGCCCTCGTAGGCAGAACCACCGGAAATGATGGTTTCGTTGATATACGGGTAAATCGTGATTTCTTCGCCGCTGTAAGTGGCAGCCCCCACAAAATATGGCCCGCTCGTCTGCAGATTTATGGACATGCCGATCAGATGCCTGCTGCAGGGTTTGGCGTCACCGATCAGGCGCTCCAGCTCCAGATAGGTTTCCTCTGTTATGCCCTGGTCCTGCACCCCAATATCAAGGCGAAACGTGCCCGGCGCCTCGCCGGTCTGCCACCATTCAATGATGCGGATCAGAAAGCCGAACGGCTCCACCACACGCCGCACAGCGCTGGTTGTGCCCTTGTGTTGATGGATATAGAACGCATCCTGCACCACGCGGCGCTTCACGCTCTCCGCCCATCCTTCGTCCCAGCGATCAACCGAAAAGGCCCACGCCAGATACGGCAGAAACTTGACCGGGCATGTTGCCGGGTTCCATAAATCCCGCAGCGGCACATGTAGATCGGAAATTCCGCTGCAGGTCTGAGCGAGACGGCGCTCAAGCGGCGATGAACCAGGAGGAAGCAGACTATTCATCCGTGCCCCCGTTGGTTACGCTCCATTCCGTACATGAAGCGGCTTGTGTCTTATCCAGCACCACATCAGCGAGCGGCGAGGCCAGCTCAACACGCTGCACACCTTCAACATGCAGCGCGGCATAAATAGCACTGCGGCGAATATCGCGCCCCAGCCTCGTCTGGCTGGCGATATATTTCTGCAGGCTGGCTTTTGCCGCCTCCATCACCGGCTCAGCTTCTGGTCCTGGGTAAAGAAAGATCGTCGCATCCACGCTGTACGGAATAATTTCAGCGCTGCGCACCGTCAGACGGTCAGCAACCGGCCGCACGTTCTCACTGTTAAGCGCCTGTTCAATCACTGCCAGCAGATCCGCCGCTGCCGTTCCGTCGCCTTCACGGCTCAGTACGGTAAGCACCACCTCCGCCGGTGCCGGGCTGGTTGCGCTGGCGTCAGCCACTCGCCCGTCAGCGCTTTTAGCGTGAAACTCGTAGGCCGCCGTCGGCCCCGCAACGGACAGCCCCTCAAATGCAGCAGGAACACGCAGGCGCAGCGCCTCATCACTTTCCATTACCGCTGCGACCGGCGGCACCGCGTCGTTATCCGCAGGAGTAACCGTCAGCCGCTTCACGTTGTAGTTGGCGGCCATCTGATCAAGATCGCCGCCAATGGCATAAGCCACCATGACCGCCTGTGCCGCCTCGTTAATGCGCTGGCGCAGAAGGATTTCACGATACGCATTTTCCTGCAGGAGCTTGGTCACGGGTTCAGACTCCAGCTCAAGCGTGCGCCTTACCGCGTCCTGCTCGTCTGCAGGATAAAGGGCTATAAACGCGGCTTTCCGTTCGTTTAGCAGCGTTTCAAAATCCGGCACATCCACTATCTGCGGGGCGGGCAGCTGGGAAAGGTCAATGACTGCCATTGTCTGCTCCTGTTGATACCGAAAGTGAAACCGGCGCGCCGTTATCACGCTGCCCGGTAAGCTCAACCACCATCGAACCATCAAAACTGCTGTCTATGGTGATGGAATCCAGGGTAAGCCGTGGCTCCCAGCGACTCAGAGCCACATAGACCGCAGACATTACCTGCAGGCGCAGCGCCGGGTTCTGCGGCTGGTCTATCAGTTCAGACAGAAGCGAGCCGTATTCCCTCCGGGCAATGCGGCTCCCCTGCGGGGTCAACAGAATATCCCGGACCGACTGGCGCAGGTGATCCGTGTCGGTAATGGCCCTGCCGTTGCCCTGACTCATGCCGATATAAAGCGTCATACTGGGCCTCCCGATGTATCACCGCCGGATTTAACGCCGGTATGACCGTGTTTATCGACTACGATCCCGTTAGAACTCATGGCGCCGCCGCCCTGGGTGACGCCACCATTGATCACCACCTCGCTGTTTATGCGCGTGTTGCTTGCTTCCACCACAAATTCCCCCGTTTTCAGGGTTATGTTATCTGCAGCCTCGATCACCATGGATTTGATACCCCGCACATGCCAGCGGCCGGTCGCGGGTTCATATTCAAACCAGCCACCGTCCGGGTATTCCGTTACGCAGCCGTCCACAGAGTCCGACGGCGGCGCGAACTGGTTGGAATAGATCGCAGGTAAGGCAAAAGCGGTTTCCAGATTGCCGCCCATACTCAGCACCACCACCTGCTCATCCGGCGACGGGCACCACCATGTACGGGCACCGCCTGCGCGCAGTGTCAGCCAGTTAATCCAGTTGGTTTCAAGGTCGCCCACTTTCACCCGGCACAGCCAGTTTTCCCGGTCCACTTCGGTTACGGTTCCGGAGCGGATCAGGTTGGTGATAAGGCGCATGATTTCGGTTAGTTGTGCGTTCATAGGATGAGATTGCATTACCTCGGGGAATCACAAAACTAGCTTGCACTGTATGGTGTCCCTTACAATTAAGGGATAACATCTAAGGCCATGGAAGTTAATAGAAACAATTTAATCTAAGGCTTGAAAATGATTCTATATAAATATGTCGACTCTGAAACAGCAGACTTAATTATAAAAAATTCAACATTGAAATTTTCAAGAGCATCATCTCTAAACGATCCTTTTGAATTAACAGGTTTACACTATGGCTCGGAAGAACAATATAAAGAACAAACTTTAAAATTTCTTTCCGCTTCCATATCATATGGAATTTTATCTTTGACTCGCGCTCCATTAAATCCTCTGATGTGGGCACATTATGGTAAGGGTGCAAATTATGATGATAAAAAAAGCATCTTGCTTGATAAGGATAATGGCTCGCATGCAGGAGTTGTTTTTGGCATAGATGCCAACGAAGCAGAATTAAATGATGAGGGTTTGAATGTCATCCCAGCAAAGTATGGCAGTGTTATTTATGCATCAACTAAACCCCATAATCCTTACATAAACTCTGATAATCTCAATTTCTTTGAAGGAATGCAGTTTCATTACAATCCTGATTTTCTGGAAGCACTACAAAGAACCTTTCTCTACAAACCTGCTTATTGGTCATACGAAGAAGAAGTTAGGGTGGTAAGAAATATTTCACGATATAGAAATGAAATACAGCCCATAAGCAGCTCCAGCATTAAGGAAATTTACATCGGCCTTAGAAATGCATACAAGCATGATTATTTAAAAACAATGCGAGATAGAATCACTCAACACCTCCCAGAATGTAAAATATACGTTTGCTTCTTCGATATTTATGAATGGGCATTCATTAAAATATCTATAGACGAAGCAATTGAGCAAATTACTTTATATAATTCACAACCTAATAATCCAGCGTAGAAGAGTATCCCGTGTTAATTCTTCTATCACATCGTTGATACCCAAAAGACGGCGTGCCGGGTACCGGGCCTCCGGGCCGTTGCGTCTGACTCGATCACGCAGACCATAATGGTGAACACGGGCGATGCGCTGGACTTTCCCCTCAAACTGCACGCTGGCAGAGTCCGCAGTGGCTGCGGTTTTCAGGTATTTAGTGGTGCGCAATTTGGCGAACATCTGGCGCTTGATGCGCCCCTTTTTACTTCTGGCCGTCATCCGGCGCGGCTCAAAGGTAGTGCCGTCTGGATTGCGCTGCAGCCTGATATTTTGCTGTTGCGACCGGCGCAGCTCCTGCGCCAGTTGTCGCATCATACGGTTGCGGGCTGCCGGTTCCAGATTCGCCAGCAGGGCCGCCAGCCAGTCATCCACCCTCTGCAGGTCATCCACATTTCACCGTCCACATTTCGTCGGGTACGTCGGGTTCCAGCACCGCTTCAACGCTCGATACGGTGCCGTCTGTGCTGACAATCACGCGCTCCGTGAGCTGCAGATTGAGGCTGATATCACACAGATCGTTGCTCAGGATATCGACGTCAAAGGTAAAAAATTTTTCGCGCAGCTCCGGGTTGTTGATAGCGTCCGGTTGATTGGTCATTAACCAGAGCAATACGGGCGCCATCACTAAATTCTGGTTGCCGCTAAAGTCTTCAATCACCACGTTCAGGGTGTAGCGATATTCCCATGACATTGAACGGGCGCCGGTTGCGACCAGCGAACCGTTATCAACAAAAAGGTGCAGTTTGTCCGGGTTGTCACGGACATACGCCACCGATTTATTCAGGGCGTTGCGTAGGGACTGCGGCTTGTTCACTGTCTCGCTCCTGACACGCTATGATCGTGTCCACTTTGTCGGCACATACTGCCCAGGCGGCCTCAGTCTCATCCAGCACCTGGTTCAAATCCCCATTACTGCGCGGTGCTGACCTGTCCAGGCGACATTGCGTCACTTTTGGACAACCACTCACGGTAAGCTGCACCTCCGGCGAGGGTCGGGCGCTCCCGCAGCCGGATAATGTCAGCAGGCAAAGGAGTGTCAGCCCAGCGGCGTAAATCCTCGTTTTCACGTTTTAGCTCCTCGATCCGGCGCTGGCGACTCCGCAACAGCGCGGAAGTCTCCTCCGCTGCAGCATAAAGTTGCATCTGCGCCCGGCTGTTGGTTTCGGTAAGAATGGACAGGCTGATGAGCTGGCTGTTTTTCTTCGCCAGCTCCTGCTTGTTATTTTTAAGCGCCCCAGCCTGCGTCGCGATGGTGTGACCGGCATTGTTGAGCCGCCATGACTGCCAGCCCAGCAACGCCAGCACCAGAGCCAGGATCACCGCCAGCGCGCGCGTCATGCCCCCGCCCCTTTAAGGCACCAGGCAAGCTCACGGTCGCGCCTGTTTTCCAGCCCTTTATTCCGTTGACCATTTACATAAATCCAGCGGGGGAGCTGGTTGCACGCCTGCCACCATTGCTGGCGATTGATGTAAGAAACCATTGTTGATCGGCAGATTGCCCCCGTTCCGACATTAAAGCCGATACTGATCAGGGCATCGTAAACATGCTGAGGTGGCTTAACCTGCAGGCAGGCTTCAATCCTTTTTTCCGTCAGCAACACGTTATTAATCAGCCCCTGCGCGGCCTGTCGCTCCGTTATGGTTTTACCCGGTACTACCCCGGACGTATTGCCGATCCCGTCAGTCCAGACCCCGGCACTGCACTGGTATGGCTGCAGGCGGCACCCTTCGAAATCAGCAATCAGCTTCAGCCCCTCGACGGAGGTATGAAGCGACTGAAAGCCCGGCAACGTGGCGGCAATCGCCAGCACCGCGCCGACCAGGCAACGCTTAACGATTGAAGGACTCATATTCCCCCCTGGATATTCTGCCGTCCCGCAGCAGCTGGTAGGCTTTCCAGCGTAAATAACAGGTCACCGCTGCAGTAATAATCCCCAGCGCAAGACCGGTGATGGTCGATACATCCTTAAGAGACAAATCGCCAAGCCATGCCAGAAGCAGGGCAACGCAGTAAGTGATAAAGGCGCTGATTCGTTCAAGCGTCATAGTTCAGTCCCATAACTGGACAGTCTGCGCAGTGGTTGATGCCGTGATGTCCGGCAGCTCCACCTGCAGCCCGTGCGGTAAAAAGGGGCCATATTCAGCCAGCCTCGGATTCGCCTGCAGCACCTGTTCAGTGACTCCCTGCGTGCGCCCGTAATGGCGCCAGCAGAGTGCGTCCACCGTGTCATACTGATGCGCACGCACTTTCATCAAATCAGCTCCACCGTCATATGCGGCATATCGCGCAGGCGGGACTCCGCCCAGCGCACATCGCGCCACAACTCGCCTAAGGTTGTTTCGATATCTTCGGCTTTCTTGCTTCCGTCGCCGGTTGCGTCAAAATCGCGATAGCGCTCAACCAGGTTTGCTTTTGCCCAGCAAAACACCGCACGGCGATACAGCATGAGCCGCTGGCTTTCGCCGTCGATCACATCAGCAGGGACGTCGGCCAGGCTCGCATACCCCTGCGCCCGTTGTTTATCGCGGAACTCATAAAGATCGGCGTTAACTTCAGCAATTGCTGTCAGCAACGCCAGGCGCAGGCGTGGATCGGTGACACTCCCATCCATGCGCATATCACGGCGGAACTCTGAAACCCTGACATCAGGCCAGAAACTGGTGTTTTTAATAACGTCCTGGGTACTTTCCCCGGCCTGTTCCGGCGAAACGAATTGCATATTTCTGGCACTCCCAAATAGTTGGGCGGTGGACGGGGTTTTGACGCGGCATAAAGCCTGTCGCCACCCCGTGCCGCCCCGCGCGTTGGCACGATTCGTTAAGCCGACATTGCCTGTCGCAATCGGCTTTCAAGCTTGTTGATTTCGGTTTTGACGCCAGAACTGTTATCCAGCTGCAGGGCACGCTTCAGATGGTTAAGTGCCGCCACTGCCTGATCGTTATCCCGCAGCGCGTAACCCATCGCCTTATGAAGTCGGGCGCGGGACTGATCCGGCATATCCTGACCTTCAACGATATCGAGCACCTGGGTAAGAATGGCGGCACTGAATGATTCACCGGCAGAAAAAGCGCGCATTGCCGCGTCGGCAAACTCTTCCGCAACAGCTGTCCCGCAGGTCCGGTTGAAGCGCTGTGGCAGGACCCAGCCGTGTTTAATGGCATGACGGGCAATGTCCAGCGCGCCGGTATAGTCTCCGGCATCAATGCGCCAGATCATGACGTACATCGCCACGTCGTCCTGGCCTGACGCGTCAGCATCCAGTAAACCGGCAATCCATGAGGCATAAGCGGGAAGAAACTCACGTTTGAGCTGAGCCTTGCGCTCATTTGACTGGACGGTTTTAAGGCGCCTGCGGTGTTCTGTCAGCTGTAACAGCATCTGGTTGTAGCCCGTCAGGCTGGCATTACTGCCGCCCTGACGGGCGGCATCCTGAGCCTGTACATACTGAGTGTGAGCTCGGAACGGATTCATTTATCACGCTCCGGCGCCAGCACCGCCAGCTGCCTGCGCATCAAGTGCGCCTTTCACCGCTGCCGTGACGATTTCCTGGATGGTTTCAGTTGTCAGCGCCGGGCTGGCATTGCCACCTGCCTGCACGGGCAACAGTTCGATGTTCTCAACCAGGCAAACGCCGTCGTAATCTTCGACAACATACGCCTCGTTAACGGACTCGAAGTTCTCCACGCGGTCACGCTTCGGATTGTCGATGACCGAACGGCGGCGGGAGCCTGATTGCCAGTAAATAGACAGGTTATCCAGGCGGGTGATCAGCATGGCATTCGCCGGGAAGAACGGCGCACGAACGGCCGGGAGGTTGCCGATACGCTTCTGACTGACGATAAGATCTGCCGCCAGCGCTTCGCTGTTTGGCTGGTCACGGTTGACGATCGGGAAATATTTATCCGCCAGTAACTGGCGCCCGACGATAACCACAAGCTCCGTATCTTCCTGATACCACGGCGCGATTTTCTCATTCACGGCGCCCATAACCAGAGCGTCCAGATTAAGGAAATCACCGCCTTTACCGACACGGATAGTCTGAGAAATAACCTCGCCTTCGGACACGATCTTATCCATCACCTGTACGGGTTTCTCCTGGCGGATTTTTTCCAGCCAGCCGATATTCACATCCTGCAGCAGTGGATAGGTCGCGCGGTCTGACGTTTTTTCACGCTTCACGCCGTTGAAGCCGATCATGATGCGGTCAAGCGCCTGGCGGGTAATGATGGCGTCACGGATGCGCGTCTGGAAGTCCTGGAATTTGGCCCATAAATCCAGCTTCGCATAGGGCAGCGCCGTATCAGAGTTGGTCTGGGTACACTTGTACCCTTCACCGTCGATGTAAGTCGGATCAACGGGTTCACGGTCTTTCTGGGTGGTATCAGTATTTCCGGCAATACTGGAACCAATACCCAGCCCCAGACGCTCGCCGGACTGCTCATCAACCGGGATAATGTTGATTTTCTGCAGGAACGAGGAAGACTCCTGGATTTTCGTTTCCAGCGTCTGCGCCACTGACGGCTCAGCCGTATATTTCGAGGCGATATCGCTCACAGATACGCCGTTGAGTTTGGCGAGCTGCGTCAGATAGCCGTTGAATTTAAAACGTGTCTCTTTTTTCATTGTGCTTTTGCTCCGTCAGCAATCGGTGGTTTGTTCTGCGCCGTTATTGCCGGTCGCATTAGGGCGGCGTTCGCTGCGGCTGTCCTGAGTGGAAAGCTGCTCACGCAGGGTGGAGAGTGCGCTGGTTGTCTCATCAACAACCTTTTGCATATCGCTCAACTTGTTACTGAAATCGGTCTGATGGGTGCTGACCTGCTCCGCCAGCGTCTGATGCTCACGCGCGATGGTTTCAACAGCCTGATTCACATCAGCAAAGCGGGCGTTATCATCGTCGCCTTTGCGGGACAGCAGCTCTTTCACGCGGGTAAACAGGCTGGTTTTTTCCGGCACGTCCTCAAACTCGATCAGCGTTTCAAGAGCAGCGGTAAACAGGTTGTCTTTGTCCAGCTTGCGGCGCGCCAGGGGGTTATGTTCTGCGCTGGCGCTGAACTGCAGCATTTCAGTGCCGAGGCTTGCCGGATCGTCAGTAATCGCCAGGCCAACCAGATAAGCGGAGCCGGTATCGGCAAAGCTGGTGTTAACTTCCATTGAGGTGAAAAGCTTCTGCCAGTTGCTGGTCATCGTGACCAGATCGTCAGTCGGGGCAATCCAGCCATACAGCGCCATTTTCCCGGATAATGCCCCTTCGGTGATTTCTTCCGCTTCCAACTTTTCCACCATGCCAAAACGACGGAAGGGCCCATCAGGGGTGAAGCCCTTGATGTGTTCCATATTGATCAGCGCGGTGTATACCTGCGGGTTATAGCTCGCTGCCATCTGGGTGAGCCATTCACGCTCAATAACGCGCCCGTCAGTAGTGGCCCCTTCGACCCCAATACGAAAACGCTTAGATTTTTTTGCCATCGGTCCGGCTCCGGTTAGTTAGTTCGTAACACGTTCAGAGCCTTATGTTTGCGGTGATGGGCGCGTGTAAACAACGCGTTGGGCTTGTGCGAACTCCCACACAATGCGAAGCCGGGGAAAGTGCTGATTTGAGGCCGTATGTTTGTGCCATGACAACACTAACCCCCGCAGACCTCGATCCCCGTCGTCAGGCAATGCTGATGTACTTTCAGGGATACCGCGTAGCCCGCATTGCTGAAATGCTGGGCGAGAAAGTTGCAACCGTTCACAGCTGGAAAAAACGCGATAAGTGGGGCGAATATGGCCCACTGGATCAGATGCAGCTCACCACCGCCGCACGTTACTGCCAGCTCGTCATGAAGGAGCAGAAGGAAGGAAAGGATTTTAAAGAAATTGACCTGCTGGCGCGTCAGTCCGAACGACAGGCCAGAATCGGCAAATTTAACAACGGCGGGAATGAAGCAGACCTGAATCCGAACGTGGCGAACCGCAATAAATGTCCGCGCAAGCCGCCGGAAAAAAACCTGTTTACCGACGAGCAGATCGAAAAGCTGGAAGAGATTTTCCGCGCCGGTATGTTCGAGTACCAGCGCCACTGGTGGGACGCTGGCATCAAGCACCGTATCCGCAACCTCTTAAAGTCACGCCAGATCGGTGCAACCTACTATTTCGCCCGTGAAGCGTTGATAGACGCGCTCACCACGGGGCGAAATCAAATCTTTCTGTCAGCGAGTAAAGCTCAGGCGCACGTTTTTAAACAGTACATCATCGACTTTGCAAAAGAGGTGGACGTTGAGCTGAAAGGCGATCCGATGGTGCTGCCTAACGGCGCGTGTCTTTACTTCCTCGGTACAAATGCCCGTACCGCGCAGAGCTATCACGGCAATCTGTATCTTGATGAGTATTTCTGGATACCGAAATTCCAGGAGCTGCGCAAGGTGGCCTCCGGTATGGCGCTGCACAAAAAATGGCGTCAGACCTATTTCTCTACCCCTTCCAGCCTGACGCACAGCGCCTACCCGTTCTGGTCTGGCGCCCTGTTCAATAAAGGGCGCCCGAAAGCCGACAGGGTGGAATTTGACCTTTCTCACAGTAGCCTGGCGCACGGCGTTTTATGCCCTGACGGCCAGTACCGCCAGATAGTCACCATTGAAGATGCCGTAAACGGCGGGTGTAACCTTTTCGACCTGGACCAGCTGCGCCTGGAGTACAGCCCGGACGAATACAACAACCTGCTGATGTGTCAGTTTGTTGACGATCTGGCGTCCGTGTTCCCGCTGGCGTTGCTGCAGTCCTGCATGGTTGACAGCTGGGACGTGTGGGACGATTTCGAACCGCTTTTACTGCGTCCGTTTGCATACCACCCTGTCTGGATTGGCTATGACCCGGCAAAAGGAACGCAGAACGGTGACAGCGCCGGTTGCGTGGTCATTGCGCCTCCCGTCGTCCCCGGCGGTAAATTCCGCATCCTTGAGCGTCACCAGTGGCGCGGGATGGACTTTCGCGCCCAGGCCTCAGCGATTGAGGAAATCACCAGACGCTACAACGTGACCTACATCGGCATTGACTCGACCGGCGTTGGCGATGGCGTTTACAAAACGGTTAAGCAGTTCTTCCCTGCTGCGCGTGAGTTTGTCTACAACCCGACCGTTAAAAATGCCCTGGTGCTTAAAGCCTACGACATCATCAGCGGGCGCCGTCTGGAATTTGACGCGGGGATGCTGGATATCGCGCAGTCCTTTATGTCCATTCGCCGTTCAACCACCGCCAGCGGCAACCGGCCAACCTACGAAGCAGCCCGCACAGAGGAAGCCAGCCACGCGGATTTAGCCTGGGCAACCATGCACGCACTTTATAACGAACCACTGGCAGGAGCTTCCGCCAGTACCAGCAACATCGTGGAGATTTTTTAATGGCTAACCGCAAAAACCGCAGCAAGGCACCGCGCGGCCAGACCGCCACCGATACGGCCAACATGGTCAGTAATGCACATGCGGAGGCGTTTACGTTTGGCGATCCAATCCCCGTGATGGACCGCCGGGAGTTGTTTGATTACCTGGAGTGCGTGCAGGTAGACCGCTGGTACGAACCACCGATCAGCATGGATGGCCTGGCGCGAACTTACCGCGCCGCCGTGCATCACTCCAGCGCTATTCAGGTAAAACGCAATATTCTTACCAGTACCTTCATCCCTCACCGCTGGCTGTCTAAACAAGCCTTTTCACGGTTCGCCCAGGACTTTCTGGTATTCGGTAATGCCTACCTTGAAAAACGCATGAACCGGTTAGGGCAGATCATGGAGCTGCGCGCCTCGCTTGCCAAATATACCCGTCGTGGCATTGACCCGGACACCTACTGGTTTGCACAGTATGGCTACAACTCACAGCCCTATCAGTTCGATGAGGGAAGCGTGTTTCACCTGATGGAACCCGACGTTAACCAGGAGCTTTACGGGATGCCGGAATACCTCTCCGCCATTCCCTCCGCCCTGCTGAATGAATCGGCCACGCTGTTTCGCCGTAAGTATTACCTAAACGGTAGCCATGCTGGTTTTATCATGTACATGAGCGACCCCGCCGCCGATCAGAAAGACGTGGACAACATACGCGAAGCGCTGAAAAAATCGAAAGGGCCAGGCAACTTCCGCAACTTGTTTATGTACAGCCCGAACGGCAAGAAAGACGGCATTCAGATCATCCCGCTGTCAGAAGTCGCAGCGAAAGATGAGTTTCTTAACATCAAGAATGTGAGCCGTGATGACATGCTGGCAGCTCACCGCGTGCCGCCGCAGCTGATGGGGATTATTCCAACAAATACCGGCGGGTTTGGCGATGTGGAAAAAGCGGCGCGCGTTTTCGTTCGCAACGAACTTACCCCCCTGCAGGGCCGTATCACAGAAGTTAACGAGTGGCTGGGTGATGAGGTGATACGCTTTGACCCCTACCTGACCGATGAAGACTGACGCGCAGCTGGTCAGCCTTTGATATCAACCGCCCTTCTCCGGGCGGTTTTTTTATTCCCTTACGCCCTGCCCCACCATCAGAGCGCCTCAGCGCCTCGCTGCGCGCTCTTGCCCTTCACACACATGACGCCTCACAATTAAACGCAGCGCCTCACCACGACGCAGGCGCGCACGACCAGCCCCAAAAAATGACCATGCCCGCCCGACATTGAGGCGCCAAAACCGCGATTAACCCCAAAACCGCGCGCTCGTAGCCCCGCCACGCCTGCCCGCTTTATGGAGCGGTTTTCATGCAGGTGCATGACATAAGCAAAAGCCCGCCAGAACTGGCGGGCCTGCATCAAAACGATCCTCAAACGATCATGCGATCTCATGCGGCATAGTCATGCACTGACGAGAGAAGTGGATGCGCTCATCTAAATCACGGTTTTAAAACGCAGATGAATTGAAAAGGTTTAAGGTCTGCTATGAGCGAGGAGCGGACATTCGCCCCTCTGTCGTATGTCCTTAAAGAGCGCACACCAGATATAAAAGAATTGCGTTAGTGTACCTTCCTATTTTGACGGGATGTTGCATATGTCATCACTACCGCCCCCAGTAGTAACAAACCACTTAAACCAAATGCACTTCTCCATCCCAGACTGTCGAATGCCAGACCTCCAGCCGTTGAACCAAGCGCAATCGATAGCTGGATCACCGCAACCATGAGGCCACCACCCCTCTCTGCATCTTCGGGTAACGCTCGTGCTATCCATGTCCACCATCCTGTTGGCGCAGCCGTCGCAAGTAGCCCCCACAGGCTTAATAATACGGCAACGGCCCAGATGTGGTGTCCGACCAGCAGTAACGCACCAGTAATCGCGGCCATAAGCAACGGGATCATGATTAAGGTCTTGTAAAATTTGGCGTTCAGGAATGTTGAGACGATCATTGTGCCGACAAAACCTGCTATGCCTATTGCAAGCAAAATCAGAGAAAGGTTAGAAGGTCCCACTCTGGTGACGCTCTCCAGAAAGGGGCGCACGTAGGTAAACAAAGCAAACTGTCCCATAAAGAAGAGCCCGCAGGCAAGCATTCCCGTTGGTACGATGGCAACGCTGAACAGACGAAGCACAGACCCCTGTGGTTTTTGTGTTTTATCGCTTTCCATCGAAGGCAGGCTGAACCATTGCCAGATGAACGCAGCTATCGCAAGAGGGACGAGACATAAAAAGGCCCCACGCCAACCGACCGTTGTCCCCAGATAACTACCAAGCGGCGCAGCCACAACGGTGGCCAGCGCGTTACCGCCGTTAAAAATTGCCAGTGCGCGGGGAACCTGGTGCTGTGGCACGAGCCGAATGGCGGTTGCAGCCGACATTGACCAGAACCCTCCGATGACGACGCCAATCAGAGCCCTCCCCAGCATATAAATCGGATAGTCAGGCGCCATGGTGATAACTAACCCTGATATGGCCATTAAGACCGTTAGCCCAAGCAGAAGATATTTACGATTCAGGTCTCCGGCAATATGGGAGATAGTCAGACTGGTCAGCACTGCCAGTGCGCCAGAGACGGCAATTCCTTGCCCTGCCAACCCTTCGGTAACGTGCAAATCGCGGGCAATGAGCGTAAGCAGGCTGACTGGCATAAACTCAGAAGCGATCAGCACAAACACGCAAAGCGTCATGGCAAATACGCCGCTCCAGTATGCATGCTTTTTTTCGTATGATGGTTTTAGACTTACAGTGGACATTATTAGCATCCCTTAATATCGAACCAGCCAGATTCAGGCGCAGTCGGGTCAGAAGTTATTCAGGGAATAACGACATAATAGGTGGGTGAGAATATGGGGCGATGTGACATATTCGGCGTCACACCAGGCAGGTAAAAGCCACCCGTTTATGACAGGTGGCCTGGTAAACTTTTCGGGTTACCTTAAGTTTGCTTTGAAAAATTGCTCAAATTTGGCAAATGGGATCTTACCCGCAACGTTGTCGTACAGATCAACATGGTTTGCCCCAGGGACAATCACTAACTCTTTCTCTTTGCTGCCGATTGCCTTAAAGGCATCTTCAGCAAAATAGCGTGAATGGGCTTTTTCGCCGGTCACGATGAGTGTAGGGATAGTAACTTCATTGGCGTAACTCAGCAGCGGCATATTCATAAATGACAGTGGCATGGTTGCGTTCCAGGCACCGGTTGAGTTGACCGAACGCTCATGGAAACCACGCGGCATGCGGTAATAATCAAAGAACTCTTTCAATACTGGGTTAGGATTCGCGGGCAGAGTTTCCGGCAGAATACGATCGGAAGCGGTGACGTTGCCCTTCTCATCAACATAAATGTCATGCCCGCCTGGCGCGAAAGCGCCATTTTCCGCATCCTTCCAGCGCTGCGTGTTCAGATACTGCAATACGGCACGACGATCGGCAGTGGTATAGCGGTCTTTGCCATCGCCCACGCCATGCCCCATCGCACGGCTCATGTCATACATCACGCTGGTCGCCACCGCCTTGACACGCGTGTCCATCGCGGCGTCGTTTAAGGCCATGCCGCCCCATCCGCAGATACCGAGCAGCCCGATACGGTTGCGATCCACCTCTTTTTGCAGGCCTAAGAAATCAACCGCCGCGCTGAAATCCTCGGTGTTGATATCCGGAGATGCGACGTTGCGCGGGTAGCCGCCGCTTTCGCCCGTGTATGAAGGGTCGAAAGCCAGAGTGACAAATCCCTGTTCAGCCAGCGTCTGCGCATACAGGCCGCTGGATTGCTCTTTCACCGCCCCGAAGGGGCCGCTAACAGCAATAGCTGCCAGCTTGCGATCACCACGATCCTTCGGGATGTAGAGATCCCCGACTAAGGTGATCCCGTATCGGTTCGGAAAGGTCACCTTACGGTGATCAACTTTCGTGCTCTCAGCAAAAGTTTTATCCCATTTTTCGACCAGCGAAACGGGCGCGTTCGGATTGGCTGTATCAGCGTAACTCATATTTGTGACTCCACTTAATGATGCGCATAACAACAGGGCGGGTATCGCAGTTGTCAATTTTTGGGTGAAAGCAGTCATCAAAATCCCCTTCATAAAACGTGCCAGAAACAGGTTTCCTACGGACAACGCTGCTGTGCTTTGTTGCAATGCGCACATTATAGTTAGCAGAAATAGTACTGATTAGAGGGTGAAAAATGCTAAGATTGATAACATATTGTTCTGAATTGTGATGCTGCAGCAGGGGAAGGATGATGGCGAAACGGGAAAACTATAACGATCTCTATCTGTTTATGCAGGTCGTGCGAGAAGGGAGTTTTACTGCCGCCGCGCAGAGGCTTGGCCTGGCGCAGTCAGGAATTAGTCGTGCAGTGCGCGAGCTGGAAGAACGACTGGGCGTGCAGCTTCTGGTGCGTACCACGCGCAAGTTATCGCTCACCCATGCCGGCGAGTTGCTCTATCGAACCGTCGAATCTGGATTTGACGCTTTAGATATGGGGCTTGCCACGCTGGCCCATTATCGCCATACCCCATCGGGTACGGTCCGTATTAATGCCAGTCAGCACGCCATTGATAAAGTGCTGCTGCCGAAGCTGGCGGTGTTTAAACAACGCTACCCAGATATTCGGCTGGAGCTCATCAGCGAAAGCCGGTTTGTCGATATTATTGCTGAGCGCTTCGATGCCGGTATACGTCTGGGCTCGGAAGTAGGTAGCGGTATGGTCGCTGTGCGCATTTCGCCCGATATGGAGATGGCCATTGTCGGCACGCCCGAGCACTTTCGTCGCTACGGATTTCCGCAAACTCCCTCCGATTTAGTTATTCATCCCTGCATCGCTTACCAGTTTGGAGACGGCAGCCTGTATGCATGGGAACTCAATCAAGACGGTAAAAAGATAACCCATCAACCTCAGGGACAATGGGCCTTTGCTGACAGCTATATGGAAGCCAAAGCCGCCCGGCTAGGCCTGGGACTGGCTTATGTTCCGGAGGAATTGGTTTCTGATGATATAGAACAGGGGGCGCTGATCAGAGTTTTGCAATGCTACAGTCAGCGCCTGGAAGGTTCATATCTCTATTATCCGCACCGCAATGTGTCACCCGCTCTAAGAGCGGTTATCGATACATTGAGAATTTAAGGGATAAAGATGAGGTGGTTCGCAGGCCTGGGTAATAGTTGGAAAACAACGTCCGCTCTTGGCACAAAGCGGACGACCATTTTCAAGTGGCCGTCGCCCCTAACGCCTCGTTTCACTCGTTGTTCAACCTTACCCCCATCAGAATGAATTCTTTCGGGGGCAACGTTTCAGTGTAACCAGCTGTCGTCTTCCCAGACCTGCTGCAGAATTTCCATTACACGTTCTTTATCTTCAGCCTGTCTTATCCCGCTAAGTTCAATACCGTTGGCGCTGCCCTTGCGGATTCGGATAGCTGTTTTTGGGTAGAGGGGGCGCAAATATCGGTAAAGCTCGGATTCAAGTGCTTCTAACAGCGCCTGACTAATTTTCTGCTCTTTATCGATCATTATTTCTATGCGCATAGATTCCCCCTAACTGGTAGCGTCCATTGTGCGGCTGTACTCATGGTTACGTATTTTTGCCATCAGCTCGTCAGTCAGCTCAGAAACCCACTGAATTGCCAACCGCTTTTCTTCGTCGCTGCAATCGCTTGCCGCCACCAGTTTTAAGAAAAAATCAATGCGCTGAAGTTTCAATGACTCCAAAAGATAATCCTGCATTTTCCCTCCTTTTACGGCCACCTACACAATATAACTGTATGTATATACACTGTTTATATATACAGTATAGTGCCAATTTCTAAATGTAAAACACTTTTTGGCCTTCAATAAGAAAGACCTGATATGAGTCAAAAACAGAAAAAAATTCCGATGTGTCAGTAATACTGACGCCATTTGTCATCCTCACGCAGCCGCCCGTTCTGGTAAAAGATGCGCAGCCCTCCCCCAGACGGAAGGCTGCCGCCGCGTAGGAGTAAATTCACCTCATACTCGCTGCCATTGAAGCCTCTGGAATGCAGCTCATACTCCAGTTGCAGGCGCTGCTGCTCAGAAATATCCTGCTTGTAAGCCTTTCTTCGCTTCGGTTTTACCAGCCTGAGCCGGGCAACCAACTCCCGCCTCTCCTTTTTTCCCATTCCATGCAGGTAATCCTGCAGCGCCTTTTCCTCCATGTAAGTAATATCCGGTACTTCACCCCCTGTCTGGTTCAAATTTTCAACAGGGGGACAGTTATTGCCACGAGTCCAAGTGGCGCAAGCGCCCTGGTCGGCTGTCGCCTCCTGAAGGTCAACGGCTTTAAGAACCATTTTCCACTTCACTGCATGAGTGCAGATCCGGCCCTCAATGATCGGGGACCAGATGCCATAAATACGAACACCGTGATCGCCGTACGTGCTCGGTTCGTCGTTAAGCTCATAGGCAGTTCTGACAAGGTGATGTTTACGGGGAACCAGGACGCCGCCCTGTTTCATGATGTAGGTGGCAAAACAACCAGCATCCGCTGCGGCCAATACAGCATCCAGACGCGGGTTTTCCAGTACCGGCGCGCCTGCCTTCTTGTCACCCTTCGCCCTGGCAGCCTGACCGGCCAGCAGGCGCAGCTCACGGTATGCCTGGCGACCAGGAATACCAAAGAAGCGGAATTGCTGTACACGGTGCAGCGAAGCCCAGGCGTTTACGTTCTCAGCGTTATCGCGCAGCGATCTGCCCGTTTCTTTACTGATTTCCTGCGCCAGTCCGCGCCCGTCAATGTTTTTACTGATGTATTTGGCGATATAGCTGGTCGGTGTCCCCTTGCGCGGGTTAATAAGCTCAGACTTGAATCGCGGCCCGGTATTGGTGCCCAACTCCTCCCGGTCCTCACGAATGGCGAATTTACGCAGCAGCGCGGTGATGGATTTGCGGTCCTTTTTGCGCATGAAGCAAAGCAGGTGCCAGTGCACGGTGCCGTCATGGTGTGGCTCAGCAACGCGAACGCCATACCAGCGCAGCCCGGCTTTGTGCATAGCCTTACGGAAGGCGGCAAACATATTCACCAGGTAATCGCTGCTCTGGCGGACCGTGGCACTGGTCCATTTCGGGTTCGGCCTGCCGTTATTGAGCGTTGCGTGAAAGCGTGACGGGCAGGTGATGGTATAGAACACGGCACATTCACCACGCATTTCTGCGATCAGCTCCAGCCCCTTAACGCAGGCCATCATTTCGTTGCGCCGGTGCGCCGGATTGCTGCTGCTGGCGTTTACCACTTCTTCCATATCCAGCGTGTCACCTTCGGCGTTAACCAACTCATGCGAGCGGAAAAACTCCAGTGATTTGCGACGCTGTTCGCGTTTGTGGATCACAGCTTCATAGCTGACATACGGGGACGCTTTTTTGTTAACCAGGCAGACAGCGCGCAACTGTTCTTCCCGCCATTCACACCGCATCTGCCACAGCTTGCGATACCACCAGTCCGCGCAAAGCATACGGGCAAGCGAGCCCGGAATAAGCTCGTATGGAACCGGCTTACGGCGGTGCTTTTTACGGCGTAGCTGCTCGAAAGCAGGCGGGATAACATCAAGGCGCATAGCCTCAGCGGCCACCCTTTCCCATGACCGGCGGATCTCTTCCGGCGTAACGTCTTCATCCATAAACAGCTCACCGCAGGCAGCATCCAGACACATGCTCATGTGTGCCGCCACCAGGGTTGACAACCGCTTAACCTGCTCCTGATTCATTTCGGGCAGGACCAGCAAGCCCTCCAGCCCGTCGTGGCTCGCCATAAAACGGAATGACGCAGAAATCTGGCTGGTACGCACGCGCTCGAGGCGTTCCAGGCACGGCCTGATAGTTTCACGCAGATAGCGGGAATATGCCTTCGGTTTGCCCAGGCCCTCGAAATATTTAATCCGTTCAAGAAGCGGCTTACTGATATGCGCCGGCTGGGCGCTCACGTCAGCAACGATGACCAGATCGGGATTGAATTGCTGCTGTTCGCGGGCCATTTTGGCGCGGCTTAGCAGCTGGCCCTGCTCCATTTTCCGCTGAACAGGATCACGGGATTCATTGAAGAAATAGCGATCCCAGACCTCATTACTCAGGGCTTCGCGGCGCAGCCGTTCCTGCTCGTTATCCGCAGCATAGAGAGTAATCAGGTTTGAAAGCACGGATGAAGTGGCACGCTTATCTGTATCCAGATAAGGGTTAACCGCTTTCTTTTCAGCATTCCAGGAATAGCGGTAATTGCTCATGCGATCTCCAGTTCAAGCTGGAAAGGCTGCAACCCTTTTGAGGACCATTCAGAGATAGAGGGCGGCCGCACTGCCTCGATAGCGCCTTTAAGAATGGCGCAACGGTTTTTCAAAATTACGGCTTTGAGCTCTTTTTCGCTAAGACCGCGTGAATACTCAGCCTCGCGGATAGCCCTGGTTAGTTCAGGATATTTAGAGTTGAATTTAGGAACATTGCAGGCCAGATTCGTGCTGTCAGCGGTGGCGAGTGGATAATTGCCCATCACACGCCCATCCAGCATACGCAGGCCATGAACTCTGGTTTGAAAGGTATATTTGCAGTAAATAGTTTCGAAAGCCTCCTGCATACGACGATGCCAGCGCTCTGTCCTGATAACCGCATATTCTCCAGATGACCCAAAACAAACCCGGGGCCATTCGCGGCAAAGCTCAACCAGACGATCTATAGATTCGTGCAGGTGCCAGACAGGAGCCGCCTTATCCCGAAACATGCGAGGAACCTGACGAATCAGTGCATCGTTATCACTTTCTCCCCCCTCCACAACGTCAGGGATCACGAAAAAAGCCACTTTAGGATGGTGGTAATAGCCAAGCAGCCACTCATAGAATTCGCACCAGTTAATAACCAGGCCCCGCATCCATGCTGAAAATGCTCCGTTATCAATACCCACTGCGGCGGCAAAATTGAGAGATGCTGCAATCTGGTCCGGGCGCACATATGAAACGAAAGCACCGGCTCCGCTCACCGCAATGCGATGAACATCACCGGCACTCCCCCAAACAGGCGTCCCGTGAAAATGATGGGCCCCGAGCTGCGCCCCTTTCACGCAGGCACCTTCCATACAACAGAGCAATCAGGGCCACCTAGATCGACGCTTACGCACATCTTTGGTTTAAGAACCGCAATGAGCTCGTCAGCTTTTTTCCCTTCGCCCGCGGCAACGCCAATGCTGCGTTTTGTGCTGATGCGGTGAAGGGTGAATTTTCGATAAAACGAACGAATCAGGCGGGTGTCGCTATTGGACACGATGATCGGATGGCCTTCTGATGACCGGCGCACCAGAATAGATGCCAAATCATACTGGTCATCATCAGAGAACCCGGCAGTGTGATAACCGCTAAAAGTACCGTCATAAGGCGGATCGCAGTAGACAACATCACCCGCCTGCAGCATTGCCAGCGTTTCGTCATAACTGGCGCAGATGAACGTCGCGCGCACAGCCTTTTCAGCAAATGCACGTATTTCATCGACAGGCAGATAAGGCTTTTTGTAATTACCATATGGAACATTGAAAAGACCGCGCTGGTTATAACGGCACAAACCGCGATAACAATGACGATTAAGGAAAAGGAAATAAGCTGCCTTTTCTATTGGCTCCAGGGGTACAGTGTTAAAAAACTGGCGGCATTTATAATAATCTTCTTCCGTAGTGAACTTGGAGAAAATACGCTCTACCAAATGAATAAAGCTGTTAACGTCTTCTTTAATTACCTGATAAAGATTTATAAGGTCAGGGTTAATATCCGCAACAAGATAATAAGGATAGTCTGTTGCCATCATCACAGCGCAGGAACCTGCGAAAGGTTCAACCAGTCGAGGGCCATCTGGGAGGTGCTTTTTGAGTTCGGACATGATGGCGGTTTTGTTTCCCGCCCATTTCAGGATAGTGCTCATACAACGCCTCCGTTGTAGTGCTTGCCTTTAAGCTCTGCGATTTCCTGACAGGTCACACAGCACTGCACGCCCGGAATAACGCGGCGGCGAGCTGGAGGGATCGGCGCATCGCATTCGATGCAAAGCACACGGGAAACGCCCGGCGCTCTGTTGCGGGCTGTGTGGATGTGGCGCTGGCGTTCCTCTTCAACGCGCTGTTGTACGAGGTCCATAGAGTCAGCCATTAGTGGAGCTCCTGAGATTCGTTTTCGTAGCGGGTTGCTTCGCAGCGCAGTAGTTCAGCTGCTTCAACACCGTTTAACCCTTTGTTGGTGATGTGGGTTGCCAGCGCCTCAAGGCGGATTGAAACTGCGAGCGCGCGGCCTTTGCGCTCCTCACGTTTGGCAATATCGATCACCGCCATAAGCGAATCGGTTTCGGCTACAAACATTTTTCGTAATTCTTTCTGCATTGTTCTCTCTCCTAAATTTGGGCAAAAGAATGCCCGGCGGGTTTACGCCATTAATTTCTGTTGTGGGTTAGTTCGGCATGGTTAGCCGTTTGGGAAATAAGCTCACCACTGCACGAAAATGATTCATTGCTTTAACCAGTTCCCGCTTTTCGTCAGTAGTCAGATCACTAATATTGATGCCGTGACGTTCTGCCGGAATTTTTGCCATAAAGAATATGGCAGCCAGTGCACGCTCATTTTGTTTATGGTTTATATCGCGACGGTCGCGCATATCTTTAATGAACCTTTCAAGCTCTGGCTCAATATTCAGACCAAACACACTCGCCCTTAATTCAGCTATATGGTTCAGTCCTTCAAGCCGTTGACCCGGGCTTAGTGGAACAGTCGCAGAAGTACCTTCAATAGCCATGGTTTCACCTGTTTGGTAGTGGTCATCCCTGCCAGTAGTTCTTCCTGAGAGCGGGACGGGTGCCAGCGCTTGCCATCTTTCCCGATAATCCAGCCATGGCCGCAGTGCATACCCTGGCTTTGTTTAACCAAAAGCGATGCGAATGAGGGTTCTTTATTAAGCATGAGCACCTCAGATCAGACCAAAAGACGCGCTGAGGCCCGTCACTGTATCAACAGCACTTGCCATTGCCGGGTTGTACTGCAGGCGCGCATGCATGGAAACAGCTGTAAGTGCCATTAAGCGAGTGACAGAATTGATGCTTTCGATAACCTGCCGACGTTCCGTTGTTGTCTGGTGTTCGCCAGAAACAGCGCTTGCTGCAACACGACCAATCTCTGCGGTAGCATTCAACACGTAATGAGGCATTTTCTCGCTGGCAACTTCGTTCAGCGGCACGCATGGCAAGCAATGGATTTGCGCCAGAAACCCATCAACCAGCGTGGAGTCCTCGGTGATATCCGTCAGCAGCCAAATTTCCGGCGCCGTGAGTTGATGCGGCTGGTCCGGGTTCAGCTTATTGCGCAGAGTCTGGACATTCATTCCCGCGCGTTCTGCCAGCTTCGCCATGTTGTGACGCAGTGCGAAAGCCCGACAGGCCTCTTCAAAGTGTGGATGTTTGGAAATCTTATAATCAAACATGTGAGCCTCTTAGAAAGTTCTCATAATTGAACTTACTGACCAACAACAACGCGGAAGTTGGAATGACCAAGGGACTCGCGAACCTGATCGGTTTTGTACATCAGATAACGCAGGCTTACACGGCCTTTGTTTTTATCTTTTTTAACCATGTACTTAGCCAACTGTCCATGGTGGATTTTTTGATACACAGATCCGCGTGAAATGCCTTCCCATTCGGCGAATTCCGCAGGCGTAGCCATCTCTTTTGGTACACGAATTGAAATATCAGTGCTCATAGTGCAGTATCTCTCAGTTAAGGTTTGGTTTATGTCGTTTTATCTTGTTTTACATGATTCAATAATTGAACAATCGAGATACTACGATCCAATATTTGATACGTCAATAGGGTTAAGAAATGATACAGGTGAAAGCTGGCGAGAATACAGGGGGTAGAGAGGCTATCCATAGGTTAATGGCTGCCTATGATTTTAAGTCCAGGCAGCAGCTATGCGATCACCTAGGCGCATCTAAAAGCACTATGGCTAACAGATACTTAAGAGACAGTTTTCCTGCAGAATGGGTGATCCAATGTGCTCTTGAAACGGGCGTTTCTTTACTCTGGCTTACCACTGGTCAAGGTGAACCCGGAACAAAAATTGATGATAAAAAAAGTATTAATTTCGTGAACTCTGGCAAGGTAAAACCTCTTTCTGAACTTGTATCGCCCGAGATCGACAAGGTTAATCTCATGGGAGGTTCACTGGTTGAAGCTGGGAAGGCCATCATTGATAGCAGCCTGCTTCCATCTGACTCATGCGAGCTGCTTCTAGTAAATACCGCTAGCGATTCATATTTAGTTGACCGTAAGCAGACACCACCAGTGAATGGGATGTGGTTGGTTAATATCGACGGGATAAAAAGCATTGTTAAGCTAACTCGCCTTCCAGGAAACCGATTGGTGGTGCATCAAGATGACTCTTCGTTTGAGTGCAACTTGGATGATATTGAGGTTGTTGGCCGTGTATTGAAAATCATTAAGAGCCTCTGATATGACTATCAGAAAACAGCCGAACGGAAAATGGTTGTGCGAGTGTTACCCTAACGGGCGAGACGGCAAGCGCGTGCGCAAGCAATTTACTACAAAGGGCGAGGCTGTAGCATTTGAAAACTTCACCATGGATGAAGTGAACAAAAAGCCGTGGCTGGGTGAAAAGGAAGATCGGCGGCGTTTGTCAGAATTGATTGAGCAGTGGCACTCCCTTTATGGTCAGACTCTCGCGGACCCCAAACGCCTAATGGCGAAACTGAATATTATCTGCAATGGCCTGGGCGATCCCATCGCCTCTGAGTTAACCGCCGGTGACTTTACAAAATATCGCGAAGCACGATTAAAAGGTGAAGTTCGTAACGAAGACGGCACGCTAATGTCGCCAGTAAAGCCCCGCACGGTAAATCTGGAGCAGCGTAATTTATCGTCCGTTTTCGGCACCCTGATAAAGTTGGGCCACTGGTCAGCGCCTAATCCGCTCGCCGGGCTACCAACATTCAAAATAGCAGAGGGGGAGTTGGCATTCCTGGCCTCGGACGAAATTAAACGCCTGCTTGATGCCTGTGCTGTTTCTCAAAGCACCAGCCTATTGATGATCGCAAAGGTATGCCTTGCCACCGGCGCGCGGTGGAGTGAAGCCGAAAATCTGCAAGGCCATCAATTATCTAAATATCGGATCACATATACCAAAACTAAAGGCAAGAAAAATCGAACTGTTCCGATTTCTCAGGAGCTTTATGACGAACTCCCCAAAAATAGAGGGAAGCTATTTACGCCATGCAGAAAAGCTTTTGAACGTGCAGTAAAACGAGCCGGTATCGACTTGCCTGAAGGCCAGTGCACCCATGTGCTGCGCCATACATTCGCCAGTCACTTTATGATGAATGGCGGAAACATACTGGTACTGCGCGATATTCTAGGCCATGCCGATATAAAAATGACGATGATCTATGCACACTTTGCACCAGATCATTTAGAAGATGCTGTAACAAAAAATCCTTTACATGGTTTAAAATGGACTTCACTATGATTCAAGAATCAATTATTAATTTTGTCAAAAAGCCAGAAACTTCTTTCTTATTTATAGCAATATATTGCATTTACCTTTTCACTGAATACAAAAAAAACAAAAACAATAATTATTTCGAAATGACTGAAGAAAGGCTGACAAAGCAAAATCTTTTTAAACAATCAATAAGAATTCCGATTGTATCAGCATTGTATTTTGGTATATTCTCATGGATCGGACACTATCCTCGATTCGATGCAGTAGGATTTAGTAACTTCATCGAAATAAGCAAATTATCGATCGCCCTTCTTTCTCTTTCTATACCATTCGTTGCTATCGTTGCGAACATACACAGAACAATTCAAACAGAGAATCAAATCCGTAAAACACAACAACAAATCGATCTAGTAACTGAGAAAAATCGGAGTGATGCATACTATGCACATCTTAAAAATTTTTCAGACATGTTCAAAACATTACCATCATTTACACTTTCACGACGAGACAATACTTCCTTCGAAAAAGGCACTTTAAAACTTTCGGTAGATCATACCTATTCATTATATAAAAAATTATTTAAAAAATCTTCTATCTCTAATGGATATAGTAATGAGGTTGATAAAGAATTTCTAAAGCTATTAGAAAACACATATCATAACATTGGCAATACATTAATAAAAAACAATGAACTTCACCGAAATCTTGATTGCATATCGAATTTAGAAAACCTTGAGGCGCTTATAGTGTTTTTATGCAGAGAATTAGGTGTGAACTATGAGCGTGATGTAAATAATTTCGATATTTTCAATCCCATCACAAATTTAGGAATTGAAACATCGTTTTCTGATGAAAAAGAAATTAAAGAAATGCTACGAGGACTAAGAGACATTTTAATATCTCTTTACATGCTAATTGATCAGAATCCAATTATTTTTCAAGGTAATATAAACAGTATGGACTTTTTAGCCAATTATGCATATGATCCAGATAATTTGATTTTCAAAAATATACTACCTATAAACAATAAGTTAAATGAATAGCGATGACCTTATGTAAGTAAACAATGTAGAACACGCACAAAACATTATCAGTAAACATATTTGATAAGTATGCATCATTTATATAGGAGACATATTTTGATTAAAGATTTTGACGTGCAATCTGATGCTGTTGTTAAATTAAGAATGGATGCAATACGTTCTGAAATACAACGTTATAATCCTGATGTATTCATCGAATTTTGCATGCAATATAACTTGCAGAAATTCGATGATAACTTACACATGCTCAGACATATGCCATGGGTCGTGAATTTATGTTTAAAATGGTCTGCATCAGCTATTGGAAAGAACAAAAAATTTAAAAATCTAAATAAAATGCAAGCCATCGCTCTGTTTCAAAAGGCTTATGACACCTTAAGTATCATACCAATTGGTCTTGAAAAGAAAAATGGATTGGATTTTTTCTTAAGGAATAATATTTATCAACAAGGGATTTATCAAAGAATTGATGCTTTAAACTCAATCAGCAGGCAAGTTTTTTTATTCTTACCACTTGAAGAAAAACATAAAATAAAAAACTCATTCTTATCATTAACTAACATCTCAATTGAGGATTTCCTAGTTCTGTCATTCGTCTTAATAACTCACATAACCTCAAACAATCCAATTCGCAAAATGAATGTAAACACTTTCGATGTACTACAACCAATTATATCTAAAGAGACCATTGAAAGATTCCTTGATGCAATTTCAATTACGTATGAAAGACTACCATCATTTTCTAAATTAAAAACACATGATAAACCTTTACTAGAATACTATTCATCAAGTCCTTTCCTCGAAAACCCACTAATAAAAAAAGGTTCAGATTATTTTCAAATACATACACAACTCACTTCAACAAGCATACAAACATTCATATATGATTTACTAAGAAGAAATGATGCCGAGAAGTTCATGGACAGTTTTGGAAAGGTATTTGAAGATTCATTAGAAAAAATCATACACGAGAGCACAATTCCATTTTTCACTGAAAAGTATCTTAAAGAACGATTACCTAAAGACAATAAAGTAGTTGATTTTTTGATCCCACATTCCGATGCAAATATATTTATTGATGCCAAAGGTGTGGAAATACATGAAAAAGGGATGGTTACATTACGCCCTGAAGATATTTCAGGAAAAATTAAAACATCTGTTTTGAAAGCTATTGAGCAGGCACATGAAGTTAATAGAGAAATTTTCTTAGATGATGGAAAAATCTGCGCCTTTAGAAAAGAATCTTACGCACTCTGCATCACATACAAAAATCTTTTTTTAGGAAATGGAAGTTTCCTCGCTAATGCTTATGCATCAAATGAGATGCAAAAAATATATGACAAATTCAGTAGCGACTATCACATACCTAAAGAAAATATATTTTGTTTAGCATTTGATGAATTTGAATACCTTCTCGCGTGCTGCAAATACGCGAATGTACCCCCTCATATGGTTCTTAAATATGCAGTTGAGAAAAATAAAAAACCGTCCAGCGCCGCCTTCCTTTTCGCACACCATTTAAGAGCATTTTTCGATAGAGTAAAAAATTCAGATCTGGTCAATGAGATGGGAAAAAAAATGGTTATATCAATATCGGAAAAAATATCGCCAGGTAACGGGATATAA